CCGAGGTCAAGCCGCTCGCGACCGTTGCGGATGAATACGGCCGGCAGTTCGCGACCACCGATACGCCGTGGGCATACGTCACGGCGGAGGAAGCCGACTACATCTCGGCCGTCCTGCCCTACGGGGAAGCGCCCGTGAGGGGGCAGCGCGAGGGGGATCTCAAGCGCGAGATCGCCGACTTCAAGAAATACCACCAGGCCGAGCGCTTCTACGGCGTGCCCGACATCATTCCCGCCTTCAATTCTCTCGTCGGCAACATACTCGCTGCGAACCGTAACGTCCGGTTCTTCATCAATCGCGGGATCCCCGACTACTGCATCATGATCAAGACGAACGAGGCCTCGTCGCGTGGCACCGATGGCGACAAACGGGTGCAGAAGGTCGTCGACACGCTTTCCGAACACATGCGCAACATGCTGGAGGGCCAGGATCATAAGACGATGATCTTGAAGATGCCGCTCGACGGCATGGAGGTCACGTTCGAGGAGATCGGCGGCAAGCCCTCCGACCAGGAGTGGGGCGAGTATCTGAAGGCCAACCGGGACAACCAGATTCACGTCTACGGAATGCAGCCCTCGAAGATCGGCATCATCGAGACCGCGTCCCTCGGGACCGGATCGGGCGAGACGCAGGATGAGACCTACAAGCGTAGCCAGATCGATCCGCGGCAGGACATGCTCGAAAGCTTCTGGAACGTGATTCTCGATCTCCGGTCGTGGACCGCGGTCCGGTTCGAGTTCGATGAATTCGACGTTCTCGACGAGCAAAGGGACTCGACGATCGGGCTCGGGTGGTCGGCGACGGGCGCTTTCTCAATCAACGAGATCCGGGCGATGGCGTCTCGCGTCATGCGCGACCAGGATTATTTGCCCGACGACCACGAGCTCGCCGACGTGCCGATCAAGATCCTCGACTACATGATGGCCGGGCTCGCCGCACAGGAATCGCTTCAGTCGGGTGTCGTTGTGCCGCAGGCTGCGGGCTATCCCGGCCGCTCGCGCGTGGGGCGGTTCGTGGATCGGCTCGGCGAGTTGACGGGGCTTCGAGGGTACGGCGGGAACGAGGGGGCGCTCGATGCGCTCACGCGCGCGCGGGCGAATGCCGGCCGGATCGGCCAGGCCTCGCCCCCCGCGACGGTTCCGCCAGCGGCACCGATGAATGGAGGGGCCCGTGGCCGACAAGCTCCCGTCCCCGCAAGGTAGGAACGATCCCTATCGGCGCCGCTTCGACTACTCGCCGGAGGCGAAGCTCTACGTACCGCCCTCGATGCGGGAGAATCCGCCGCCGCGCCGCACGGCGATGACGCTCAAGTGCCCGAAGTGCGGGAAGGAATTCGGTGCGCCAAAGGAGTATCACATAGCGATTTGTGTCGCCGATGCTCCCCCCTTCGTGGGCGACGGCCGCGGGTGCGGGTGGCTCCTGCAACTAGAGCCGCCGCATTCCCACGGCACGCACGGCAAGGCGAACGCGATCATGGACTGCAAGCCAGATCCCGCGACCTGCCGGTTCCCTGATCCGCGCACGGCGACGGGGTGGGAGGAGCGTGTCCCGCTCGAATGGGTGGACGGTACGGGAGCGAAGCGGTTCGCCTGGAACGTGCGGCCGGGCCCGCTCCGGGTCGAGGCCTACCGGCGAGCGCTCGTTGACTGGCAGGAGCGGGGGCTCATGAAGATCCACCATCTTCCGGACGGCAGGCTCGCGCACGAGTTTCCGACCGTGAACGATCTCCCGTCGGGCGAGCGGGTAGGGGGCAACTGATGCGGGCGGCCAAGGGGCCAGTGAGGTCTCATAAGCCTCGCGGTGCCCGGTTCGAATCCGGGGCCCGCACTCTTTCTGCATGGGGGATCGAGGCCGGCTCCGAAAAGGACTGGATCGGCGCCAAGGGGCCGGTGTTCCGCCGGCCGCTCTCCCTCACGAAGCCCGAGCGCGAGCTCCGGCACTCCCTCACCCGCGCCTTCGAAGGGCTCGGGACCAAGGTCAACCGGAAGCTCACGAGCTCGGGCGCGCTCGCCCGGGTCCACCGGGACGCCGAGACCCGGCAGGCCAAGGGGCCGATCGGCCGCGGTGGGATGCCGCTCGGCGAGGATCGCGAGCAAGCCATCCGGCGGATCTTCCAATACGACGACATGCAGTGGATTGCCGATCTCTTCTCGGGCGGCGAGGACGTGTTCGACGAGGAATTCTCGGCCATCCTCTCGGACGAATACACGAAGCTCTTCGAGATCGGTGGCCAGGCCGGCCGGCGGGCACTTGGCGTCAAGGGGACCTTCAATCTTCGGGCGACGGGTGTCGTCGAATCCCTGGACGCGCGCGCGAACAAGCTCGCGGGGAACGTGGCCGAGGACATTTTCGAGCGGCTGAAAACCGTCATCGCGGACGAGTTCTATCTCCAGGGCAAGGGCCCGCGCGAGGTCGGGAAGATCCTCGCCGAAGAGTTCGATTGGCTCTCGCGCGAGCGCGCGACGACGATTGCCCGCACCGAAGCCGCGACCGTTACCGAGGCTGGACAATTCCTTACGTACCGCGCGTCAGGTGTCGGCCGGAAGCGCTGGCTCACGACCCTCGACGGCCGGGAGCGCGACACGCATTTCGACGCGCACGGGCAGATCCGGGCAATCGACGAGCCCTTTGACGTCGGCGGCTACGAGCTCATGTATCCGCTCGACCCCGATGGTCCAGCGCACGAGATCATCAACTGCCGGTGCTCGCATATTCCGATCGTCGCCGAGGGGCAGCTATCGGATGCTGACGTATGGGACGGGGAGAACGAGCCCGACGAGTTCGCGCAGGAATTGATCCGGGATCCTGACTTGCCGGCCGCTCTCCGACCGCCGCCGCCCGATGACATCGAAGATCTCGACTTCGCCTTCCCGGAGGACGAGAAGCGGGCGTTCGCTGATTTGAACCGACTCCAGCGCGAGAACCCTACGCGCTACTCGAACAAGGTCGGCCCGTACCTGATCGGGCACTACACCGAGATCCCGGTCGACGTCGAGCAGCTTGAGAAGGTCGTCGGGCCGAGCCGTGCGCGGCGGGCTCTCGATTGGTGGCGCGGTGGCCAGAAGGCCGAGCGCGAGTACGTGCGGGATGACATCGGGCAGTTCTCGGAGAGCGGTGGCACGGGTGGAGAATCGAGCGAGTCGGAGGGCGGAGCGAAGCCGGCCGAAGAGCCGAAGCCAAAGAAACCGCCGCGGATCTCGGACGAGGACTACGCGGCTGGACTAACGAAGCTAGAGGCCTTACGAGCAAAAGCCGAAGAGGCCACGGGAAACCCCGATCTAGCAGGCTCACCGACGGATCTTATCCTTGGCGACCCAAACGTCGGCGGGTTCGTGACGGCATCGGACAAGTATTATCAAGAGCAAGCTGACATGATGGCCGTCGATCTCGGCCCGGCTTTCTTTCAGCGATACTATGCGGAGAATCCAGCAGAGTACGAAAAGGCCGTTGATCAGATGGCGAGCTCGTGGGCGCACATCGGCGGGACCGGACCGAATCAAATCCGGTTCGCCGCACAGGACGCTTTCGGATTCCCACAGGCTCCCGTATGGGATAGCAAACTTGGCGCGAACGTGGACCGCGGAACGACGGTCCACGATGCAGGAGCCGTTACCGTTTTTGCGGGTGCGATGCGTCACGAGTGGAGCGAGACACAAGCGGCGATGGAAGAGCAAGGGTTGATCGTCTACAACGAGGGTGCCGGCGGTGGCGATGAAGAGAGCGAGGCTCCGAGCATTGAGGATTGGATGGATTCCCCGCATCACGACGAATGGTATTCGAACGCCTATAACGAGCAGGTAGGCGAGGCCTTCAATCAGTTGGATGACGACGAAAAGAGGGAGATCTACGACGGTCTCGTCGCTAGCTATAGCGGCGACGAGGAGAGCTCATTCGTGACCGACATGCGGGAGTGGTCGCGCGACAATCTCTCCGACCTGGAGAGCGTGGCCGACACGCGCCCGCCGACTCCAGGTGACACGGTCGCGCTTACCGACGAGCATCTTTCAGAGCTGCGAGCCCGCGAGGACGACCCGAACCAGATCACGCTAGGGCTTGAAGAGACTGGCAGGCTCACCTACGGCGATGTGTTGGATCAGCACAACGAGCGCTACTACAGTCTCAAGGAAGAGCTCGATCAGGTAGACCAGCAGCGGGAGTACATGCCGACCGCCGAGCTCAACGAGCGTCACTTGGCTATCTCGACGGAGATGGCGCAAGTGCAGAAGGAAGCCTTGCCGTGGCGCCAGCGCGCCGAGGCGGTTTCGGAGGAGCAGGCCGGACCCGAGTACATCAAGGCGCGAGACGAGTACATCGAGAAGTGGGGCCCGGCGGCTTACGCTACGAGCGATGCGGTGGAGGATTCACTACGCGCGAAGTTCGAAGAGGACTACGAATTCGACTACGAGGCAGCCGACGAGTCGGGGGCGTTCGAAGAATGGGCGGGGGAGCAAGGTGGCGGCGGAGAGAGCGTAGCCGAGGAGATCGAGGTTGATCTCTCACGTCCGACCGTGACTCTCTATCGTGGCATCAAGGGTAATACGTCGAGCTACGTATCGGGCCCTGTGGAATCGTGGTCGGCGTCGCGCGCCCAAGCAGTCGGATTCGGGCACAACGTCATGGAAAAAGAGATCCCGCGCGAGCGGATTCTCGTGTTCCAGGGGGCGCCGTCCTGGAAGGCCGAAGGCTTCGGTGAAACCGAGTACGAGTTCATGGTGCTCCCTGATCTTCCCTCCTGGATCCGCGAAGGACAACCGAGTGGGCCGCAATCATGAGAACCGAGACCGCCAAAGTGAACGGCAAGACGGTTACGATCTTCATCCCCGACACCCCGGAAGAGGCGGCCGAGCTCCAACGTCGCGCGGCAGCCGGGGAGATCGAGGACACGTCGCAGGGTGAGGCCAACGAGCCCGGCGTGGTCTCGAAGCGTGAGCGACGGAAGGCGGAGCTCGCAGCCGCTCGCGCCAAGCGGCCCCCGCAGCCCAAGCCCAAGCCGAAGGCCGGTGCGTGAGTGCGGATAGGAGAGACGCGCCGGAACCGGATCGAGCGCCAGCGCGAGCGACTGCGCCGTGAGGGGTGGGAGCCACCGAAGCCCGAGCCCGGCCAGGATCCGCCCGGCCGACTGATCGACATCCGGTGCGGGAAGTGCGGTGCCAAGATTGCCGAAGTCAACCGCGCCGGCCCCGGCGACGTGATCCAGCTTCCCCCCGATCAGATCCAATTCGACGGCGACCTACCGCACCCCTGGACGGTGGTCGTGTGGTGCGAACGCTGCCGACAAAGGCGGGCCCTCATCCACCACCCCGAAGGGCCACCGAGCAAGAACGGCGGACCGAAAAAAATCACTTGACAGCACATTGACAGGGCGGATACAAACGCCGACGACCAGTGAGGCATCACCACTGCCGGGGGGCGATCCGCAAGCCGCCCTCCGGCCCTCCGGCCCTCTCTGCCAGTCGCGGCTCTCGAAGCCCTCTCCGGGTGCGAACCCGGAGGGGGCTTTCGTCTTTTTGGGGGAGCGATGGCGGACGAGCACTACCACGAGATCACGCTCGACGACGGGACCATGCTCACGACCGGGCCCCCGATCGGTGAGCCCGCCGGAGAGGAAGAGATGCCGCCGGCCGCCGACGCGGCAGCCCCCCCGATGCCGCCAGCGCCCGCCTACGGGCCGGGCAAGCGAAAGGGGATACTCCAACGCGCGGCCAAGTCGGAGGACGAGCGCGCGCTCGCCATGGCTGCGATGGGAGCTCGGCGGTTCCAGGAGCTCCCCGAGTACGGCCGCTATGTCTACGGCTCGATGTTCGAGTCGACCCTCCAGCAATTCGGCAAGTCGTACGGCGATCGCGCCGAGGCCTACGCTTCGGGTGTCGCGTGGCGGGCTGTAGGCCAAGCCTACGGAATCCCGACCGAGCCCACGGCGTCGAAGTCCTTCCGCGGGGCCAACGTTGTGCGGCCTGGACTGCGGCCCCTCGTTGCACAGCCGGCCCCGCGGAGCTCCAAGGCGGTTGGCGTCAATGGGGTCTCCTCCGAGGGCGGGACGTGGGTGGTGCAAGTCTCCGGTTCACGCAACGCGTCGAAGTTCTACACGCGGGTCGTACCAGTTTCGATCCCGGGATCCGGCGGTGTTGTCGTGACGGTGGGGATCAGTCGCCCGCAGTCCCGCCGTCATATCCTCGACGTGCGCGTCCCGAAGCGCATCGTCTCCGACACGCCCGGCGGCATGGATGCCTATGGGTGGGTCTACCGCAACATCGATCAGCTTCGCCGGATCGTCACCCGCGAGATCGGCCCGTTCCCCCCGGACGGGCCCGATCTCGCCAAGTCGGCCACCCGCCAGATCCGGGGTTGCAAATTCGTCACATCGCCCGAGCTCGCGAAGAACCGGGTCACCTACGACGTCGTCTATCCCGCCTGGAAGGTTGATCTCCAGGGCCAGTACGCAACCGCCGAGCAAGTGCAGAAAATGGCGCACGCGTTCATGCGGAACCGCGGCGGCACGAATCTCATGCACGTGACCGGCCTCAAGATGGACGACGGTGAGCCGGCTGGCAGCTTCGTCGAGAGCTACGTCTCGGCGTGGGGGGATCCTAACTTCCCGCCCGATTCGTGGATTGGTGGCGTCGAGTGGCACCCGCAGGCCTGGAAGCGAGTCCTTTCGGGCGAGATCAAGGGCTATTCGATCGAGGGCAAGTGGGGCGTCGTCCCGCTGGAGCTCGTGATGGAGGAAGCGGCTTGAAGTCTCTCCGCGATCTCATCCAGGCAAAAGAGCTCCCATTCGTCGGCGAGATCATCGACGCCGACATCCCGGAAGTGGCAGGCGTCGACGAGCCCGCGACGGCGATCCGATGGAGCCGCTTCAAGTCGATTTCTCCCACGCTTGCCCCCGGCGCCGACTACACGGCCGATCTCGCGACGGGCGTCCAGCCGACGCCGACCTTCACCGAATCCACGGGCGGCGAGCCCGACGATCCCTTCAACCGGCGGGAGGTCATGAAGGCCGACCTAGCCGGCCACGAGGGCAAGGTAACGACGACCAAGCGGGTGCTCGCGGCTCTCGATGCTGCAATCGCGGCGGGCGTCCTTGGTCGCAAGGAAGGCTCGTTCGAGGACTGTGTCCAGGCGGTTTTGGCGAAGCCGGGCTTCGTGCCCGTCGAAGGCCATACGCCCGAGGAATCCGCTCGCGCGATTTGCGCGACCAAGCCAGGCGGCCCCGCTGAAAAGGCCGCGGAGGGAAACCCGATGTTGAAGGACGCCACGGCTCCGGTCGCTCCGACGGAAGAGGAATTCCTCGCCGCCGAGGCCGAGATCCCGCAGCCCGACGTGGCCGAGATGCCGGCCACCCCGAGCGAGTGGTCGCTCGGCGAGTGCATCACCCATGCGAACGAAGTCATGGGGCTCTCGGAAGGTGACGCGCAAGCGGCGTGCTCGCTTGTCCGCGAGACCTACCGGGATCCGGGCGACGAGCGCTCGATTCTCGTTCCCGAGGGCAACGACCCGACCGGCTTGATCAATGCGGCTGCGTTCCAGTTGGGGACGCAGAAGTCGATCAAGGCCGAGCATCAGCGGACGGTGACGCCTGCGATGAAGCTCTCGGGCCGGCCGAAGTGGGTCAACGATTTCAAGCGGTGGCTCGGCCTCAAGCCCGCGGCGGATGCCGTGGGGTTGAAGTCGGTGCAATTCATGCAAGGCGTCGAGACCGACGTCGAAGGGATCAAGATGGCGCAGGAGAAGGTGAGCCGGACCTTGGAGCAAGTCCTCGCTCAGAACGCGCAGATGCTCCAGATCATCGGCACCGCCGTCGGCGCCAATCTGACTCCGGCGACGGTCGAGGCGCCCGCGGCGGCACCCGCCCCGATGGCCGCGGCCCCCGCCGGCAATCCGCTCATGGCCGAGATGAAGTCGGCGCCGGCTGCCCCCGATCCGCAGGCCAAGGAAGGCGCAGCGGCGGGGGCTCCCGTGGTCGACGCTCCCGCGCCGGCTATCACGCCCGAGCAACTGGCCGCAGCCCTACAGGATCCGGCGATCCGCCAAGTGCTCCTCGAAGCGCTCGGCGTGACCGACGATGACGAAGGGCTCCCGGATCTCGTGGGTGCTGGCGTCGGCGGTGCTCCGGCCGCCGCGGCGCCGATGCTCCGGATGCCGGGGCCAGCGGTCGGCAACCCGACCAAGCGGGTCTCGGTCGCGTCGGTTCCGCAAGAGCGGACGATGCAAGTCAAGTCGGCGCAGCCCGACGGTGGCGTTCGTTTCTCCTCGATCCTCGGGACTCGGGTGCGTCGCGACGAGGTCGCAGCGGCGCGCGCCGAGCTCAAGGGGGGCGGGCTCCGCTCGCTCTCGTGGAAGCGCTAGCCATGAAGACTCTCATGGGGCGCTTCGTCCCGGACGAGGTCGAGAAGCCACGCGAGACCATGTTCGCCAACGCGACGCGGCTCTCGGGGCGAGACCAGATCATCGCGCGCGACGGCGATACGGTTGACTGGCTCGGCAAGTGCTATGCCGAGCAAGTGAACGGCGTCCGGGATTGGCCGATCTTCGATCGCAAGCGGCTCGGGGATTACCTCGTTGCGATCGGGGTCGATGTGGAGCAAGCCAAGTCCGAGGCCGCCGATGCAGGTGTTCCGGAACATTTCGACTCCATGCAGTACGGGGTCAACACGCTCCGGGGGGCGTCGTTCTTGACGAAGGACGTCCATGATGTAGCGCGGTTCCTGCGCACGAAGCGTGCGCTGGCGCGTGCCTAAGAGGCCAAGGGTTTCCAGGACGGAAGCCCACTGACCCAAGGAAGGGAGAGCCAGGTGTATACCGAAGGACACGCGCTACTCCGCGGCGGCGCAGGTACCGTCGCGGCGGGGCGTCCACTGACGGCGATGGAACAAAAGAAGTTCCTCGTCCGGAATGTGGCCGAAGCCATCATCCAGCCCGAAGAGGCCGACGAGCTCATCGACTACATGGTCGACGAGTCGGTCATGTTCGGGGAGGCGACGGTCGAGCGGATGACGACCAATGAGAAGGACATCCGCTTCCTGCAACTGACCGAGGGGATCCTCCGGCTCGCGACCTGTAACGCGACGCCGGAAGAGTCCGTCTCGATCTCAAATACGAACAAGTGTCTCCGCACGATCTCGCTCGATGCCAAGTTCTACTTGTGCGACAACGATCTCCAGGACGGGCTTACCGGACCGCAACTGGAGCAGCAACTCATGCGGATGACCGGCGAGCAGATCGCGAACGAGACCGAGCTCGTCGCGTGGATGGGGAACGAGAACGGTTCCTATCTCGCGCCGTCCAAGGTCAACAACGGGGTCATGACCGCCCGCGACATGTGGTATCGCCAGTTGCAGCAAGGTCACGTGCTGAACGCTGGAGGGTTCGGTCTCGACCCGGTGAATGGGGTCAATACCGGACGCTCGGTGTCGTTCCACAAGCTCAACTGTATGCAGCGGGCGATGCCGACCAAGTTCCGTCGGAACCGGCCGGCGCTCCGCTACATCGGCCACGACGACGTGTGGCACGACTTCGCCGAGCTTCACCAGCGACGCGAGACCGATCTCGGCGACCGCGCCTTGCTCGGTCCGGCTCCGAAGGAATACTTCGACGTGCCGTGGTTGACGGTGCCACTCATCCCGACTGACATCCGGAATTGCGGGTGCGAGTCGCTGTCGAGTGCCAACGGGACCTTCATGGTCCTTTCGGATCCGGCCAATTTCGTGGTCGGGATCCAGAAGAACATCACCTTCGAGCGGTGGCGCGATGGGCCGCGGCATCTGACGTGGCTCATCTGGACCTTCCGCTTCGACGCGCTGATCTTCAACCCGGACCAGTCGGTGCTTCTCGACTGCATGAACCTGACCACGTGCTCGACGTCGACGTGCTCGCCGGCTCCGCTCACGCGTGATTGCTTCGGCTGCATCGATCAGGGTACGTACTCCTAACTGACTGACCGCTGGTAGGGGCGACGGTTCCTCGGGACACGGGACCGTCGCCCCGCCAGATCCTCTCCCGCCCCCACCCTCTCCGGGGCGAAAACGCGAAAGGTCCCCTTGCCGACGATCGTCCTCGCGCGAGCGCTCACCTATCAATTCCAGGGGCGGATCTTCCGTCGTGGTGAGCCACAGGAGATCGACGAGTCGGCCTATCTGTTCCTCTTGTCGCAGGGGTTCATCGATCCCGGCCACGAGATCCAGGTTGTTCACCCCTCGAAGCTCTCGAAGGCGCCGCCCGGCACCGAGGTCCCGGTCATCCGGACGGGTGGGCTCGGAGACGTGCTCATGGTGCTCCCCGGCTTGCGTGAGCTCGCGCGCCGCTATCCCCGGCTCCGCTTCACCTACGCGACGTCGGCCGCCTTCGTGCCCCTTCTCCGGGACTGTCTCCAGGCGGCGGGCGGCTTCCTCTATCGAGCGATCGCGCTCTCGGAGCTCCACGGGCGCCAGCAATGGGCGATCGATCTCCGGGGCTACTCCGAGCGGGAGAACCGGGAGCGGGATGACCGCCCGGCCGTCTTTGCCCGCTATCTCCTCTCGGGCGGGATGCCGGGCGACTGGACCTATCCGATCAAGGCTCGGCCCGACGAGCTCGCCTACGGGCGGGCCCTCACCGGGGCCCTCGACCACCACCAGCCCGTGCTCGGGATCGTCGATGGCTCGCATTCGCAGGACGGGATGCGCAACTGGCCGACCGAGTACGTCGAGCGGCTGGCCGACTTGGCCTTCGAGCGTGGGGTGCGGTCGGTCATCCTCGACGACCGGGTCCGGCCGGTGACGGCTCGGCTCGCGGCTGCCGGGGTCCGATCGCTCGCCGGCCATCTCACGGTCCCGATGTTCATGGCCGTTCTCGGGTCCCTTGACTTCCTCGCCACCCCGGACACGGGAGCGCTCCACCTTGCTGAAGCGCTCGGGGTCCGAACAGTCGGCTACTTCACGACGATCCCGCCAGCGGCGCGCGCAGCCCACTACCGCTACGTCCGGACGCTCTATGCCGGGGTGCCGTGTGCGCCCTGCTACCACGCGCCGACGTGTGGGCTCCCGCCGGGGGGAACGAAGTGCGCCCAAGCGGTGACTCCCGCGCGCGTCTGGCAGGAGATCGAGTGGATGGCACGGACGAGGCCGCCCTACGACTACCGGGCATCGCTTGAGGGCCCGCAACCACAGCCCGTCACGTTCCAGTATGCGGAGGCGCATTAGATGGCAATCAAGACGCTGCACGGGCTCATCTCGGGGATGCTGCCGCCGGAGGACCTTATTAAAATCGGCGCCAACATGAAGGCGGCCGGAATCCATCACTCGTTCCTCTACACGGCCGGCCGCCCCGGAGCTGCCGTCGCGCCCGCTCCCGGGATCGCGGGTGCCGCGCTCACGACGTATCCCGGCCAGATTCCATTCGTCAATCCGGGCGTGCTGAACAATAGCTACCTCGCACGGTTCGCGATCAACTCAACGCTCGCAGGCGTAGCCTTTCTCTACGATCGTCTCTGGCACAATTCGGGGATCGCGGTCACGACCATCACGGCGCAAACCGTCAACTCGGTTGCCTGGCCGGCCCGTGACCGGAACGGATTGACCGATGGCAACGGTGTCATGCTGGCGCTCGAAGCATCGACGGCCACGACGAATGCCGGCGCGATCACGAATACGACGGCCAGCTATACGAATGACGCCGGCGTATCTGGCCGCACGGCCACGATTGCGAGCTGGCCCGCAACCGCCACGGCCGGGACCTTCGTTCCCTTCGCGCTTCAAGCTGGCGATACTGGGGTGCGCTCGGTCCAAACGGTCACCCTCGGGACGAGCTACGGCGCCGGGGCCGTCCATCTCGTGGCCTATCGGCCGATAACGAGCGTGCCGGTGGTCGCGGCAAACAGCGGATCCTTTGTCGATGCCATAAGCGCCGGGATGCCAGAGCTCTACAACAACACGGTGCCGTGGCTTGTCTGGCTGCCGACATCGGTGACGGGGGTCACGCTCTTCGGTCAGATGATTGTGAGCCAGGGATGATCGGCTCGACCGGGCTCGGCGCTGCGATGAGCTCAGGGCTCACCACAGCACCGTGCCTTTACGAAACGCTCGATGTCGGGGCGGGCCCGTTCCGGCGGCAGATCCTCTTTGATCAGTGGTTTTTCGGCCGACTTCAGGAGATTGACCTGCGGCTACTCGTGCGCGATCTCGTGACCGCTGGGCTTGCGGATGCCGACCCGCAAGCCGCACTGGAAGCGGCTTTCGGGATCATCATCGTCGACGCGCACGGGGCGGCCCTGGATGACTCGGCCGGCGAGGTGGACGTGGCGGGACCCACTACCCTCGAAGAGCAGGCGGCGATGGTGTCGGCGCTATCGAAGCTCGCCCGGCTCCGCTTGCCGCGCCAAGTTGTCGAAACCGAGATGCGCTCGTGGGGGCGCGGCGGGATTGCTGCCATCCTTGCCGGCCCGCCGCCTGCGGAGCAGATCGCACTCGAAGACTTGTTCAATCAAATGGCGATCCAGGGGCACAACGTGGCCTTGGACGATGCGCTCCGCGACATTGGGCCCGACCATCCGGAGCCAGGACCAGCGGCCGTGCTCGCGCAGGCGCGGGCGGCCGTCGAACAGCAGCGATTTTCGGGAGCCGAAGTGCCATGAGCCACGTCTGGAGCTGCGGCGACGAGAACAACGATAACCAGTCGGGGCGTGAATGGGACACGCTCACGGGAACGGGCGGATCCAGCGTCGGGACCCCGGTCCACGGCGGAAACGCATTCGGGCAGCGCGCCTGGCAAGCGAGCCATGCCGTGGCCGGGATTACCCATCAGCAACATCAATTCGGCGCAAGCGGCAACTCGGGCAGCAAATTCTGGTATGCGACGGCCGTGCTATGGGACACGCTCCCGGGCGCCGAGTGTGCCTTTATCCAGATTCTTGGCCCGATCGCGGCATTCCTCGAATCCCGACTCACGACCGGCGGCATCATCCGCCTCTATCGTTCCGATACTTCGGTACAGCTCGGATCGGATGGGCCGACGCTCTCGACCGGGACTTACTATTGGATCGTCCTTTCCTATAACGGTGGTGACGGCGCGGCGGAGCTCTATGTCGCCGAGACCGGCAAAGCGCTCACGCTCCGGGCCTCTGGGACCGCCGCCATCACGCAGTCGAGCGTCCGCATTCGTCGGGGCATCATCACATCGACCACCGGAAAGATCGTGTTCGACGATGCCGTTGTCAACAATGCGTCCGGGACGGTCAACAACACGATCCCGCAAGAGACATTCATCCAGGCGCATCGCCCGAACGCGGCTGGCGACATTAACGAGTGCTCGGCCGGCGGGTTCGCGGAAGTGGATGAAGTCACGTCGGATGAGGCGACAACGCTCGCCGTGTTCGATGCGGACAACGACGACCTGGATGTCAACATCGAGCCCGCGAACGTGATCGTGGCTTCGCTCCCGCTGAATCTCCGAATTCCCTTCGCTGACGTGATGGTTCGCGAGCGGGCGGCGTCCGCGGCGGCGCAGATATGGAACGCGCGGCTCAAAACGCAGGCTTCGGGTACTGTCGGCACGGGTCCCGCCAATACCCATAACGACACGACATTCCAGACGAACGGAGACGCGGCACCGCGTATCCCCTATGCCTCGGAGACGGATCCGCAGAACGGGGCCCCGCATGCGCTCTCGCGGATCGCGGCCTGGCAGATCGGGGTCACGGCCACCGATGCGACTCCGGACGTAGAAGTGACGCAGATGTGGGCCAACGTTGCCTACGAATATATGGCGGTGCGATTGAATCCGCCGCCCGTGATGACGCCGAACGCACTCGGCATGATCAATGATCTTCTCTTGAAGGTGGCCTGACGGTGTTGAATCTCTGGCTCAATCGCTGGATCGATCGGCTGGCCGATGGAATCGCGCGCGCACAGGAGCGCGCCGTCCTGCGTGCGCGCCGTGGACTTCTCGAAAGCGGCGGCCTCCGGCTCATCGGAAACTCGAATCTTGGTTATCGCAGGATTGGAGACTTGCTCACGTTCTACTGCGCGACGTCGCTCCAGACCGGTGCCAAGAACGATGCGGACTCAGCACCTTCCTATCTCGTCTATGAGGAAGAGAACGCGACCCAGATCGTGACCACAACGTCCATGGCGCTCCTCGACGCGACCGATACGGACGGTCTCTATTCGGAGCAGATCACGCTCGCCGAGTCGACGGGCTACGAGTTCCAAAAGGACTACCTGATCTATATCACGGCCACGATCTCATCGATCGCGAGTCATGCGATGTATTCGTTCCGGATTGGGCCCGAGGGCGCGCTCCTCTCGGGGAACGCTCAAGCCGGTGCCGCCGGCACGGTCACGCTACCGGCGAGCGCGACCGCGACGGACGATCTCTACAACGGGACCTTGGTCGCCATCATCGGCGGGACCGGGGCCGGCCAGGCACGTACGATCACCGACTACGTGGGCTCGACGCGGGTAGCAACGATCGAACCCAACTGGATCACGAATCCATCGAGCGCATCGATCATCGCTGTCTATCATTACGGGCGAGTGGCCATTCATACGGGCGGTATCGTGGCGGCGAGCTTTGGAGCTGGAGCGATCGATGCCGCCGCCATCGCCAATGGCGCGATCGACGCAGCCACCTTTGCGGCGGGCGCAATCGATGCGGCGGCGATTGCGAACGCTGCGATCGACGCCGCCACGTTTGCCGCGGGAGCGATCGATGCGGCGGCCATCGCGACCGGTGCTATCACTTCCGCCAAGTTCGCGGCTGGTGCAATTGACGCTGCTGCGATTGCGAACGGAGCCATTGACGCGGCGACCTTTGCCGCTGGCGCCATCGACGCGGCAGCGATCGCTGCAGACGCGATCGGCTCTTCCGAGCTTGCAGCGTCCGCCGTGACCGAGATCCAGGCCGGCCTGGCCACGGCGGCCGCCCTCGCGACGGTGCAGTCCGACACCGATGACATTCAAGCCCGGTTGCCAACGACGCTCTCGGGCGGTCGGATGCGGAGTCAGGTCGAGGGGATCGATGCCAACGCGATCACGGCGACGTCGATCGCCGCCGACGCGATCGGAGCTTCCGAGCTGGCGGCGGATGCCGTCACGGAGAT